ACTATCATTACTATTATTAGGACCCGTTTGTGAACCAGTTTCAGCATCTCGGCCAAATAAAATTTTGGCAGTTATACCACCAACATTACTAACATCAAAGGTCTCCGTTGTAGTTGAGTCTAAAACAACGGTATAACGATCCTCAGTTATACTCTTAATTTTAAAATATTTTTTTTCAGCTAAGTAATCACCCTCACTACCTAACTTAGGGTTTACATATATCCAATCATTTTTTGTATAAGTAGTTTTAACTCCAGAATAAACTTTATTTATTCCAGCATCATTTACCATATATCTTTTAATTAAATTAAAAGTATCAATATCCACAACACCAGCCACCGCATTAGGTAAATCATTTCTATATTTAGTTTGAAAATCTATTACCGCAGTTTCAGTACCCGTTTCAAATTTTCCATTAACAGGTATACCTAATTTTTGTTGTATTAATCTAACGTCATCACCTTTAGATTTTTTTGCTACCGATAATTCAAAAGCCGGTGCTGGTATTGCCATTATTGATGCATAAGTTTCATCATCAACAACACCATCAATTCTTTTTAATCCTTTTTCTTTTTGGTGTTTAATTACTGCAGCTAATACCTGTGGACCAAAAGTAGGATTTTTTTCCGCAGGTAATCCTAATTTACTCATTATATTACCAACTTCCACACCTCTCTGTGGTTTGTCCTTATCATACTTTAATTCAATCTCAGTTAATAAATTGTGTCTGAAACCTTTATGTCTATAACTTTCATTTGTTGCAAATTTCTTTTCACGTTCAGGATCTGTTGTTAATGCAATATTACCATCAATTACTATAACATCATCGTATTTCCAAATATCACTTTGAGATATTGACCATTTAACCCATTGTTCAGTTGTTGCATCAATCAGTAAAGGTAATGTTTTATCAGTTTTTAAAAATTTAACAGGTTGTATGGTAGCATCATCATTTTTTACCATGATACCATATAAATATTTATCAATATTAGGATTATTTGTAAGTAAACTATAAACAGAAGAATTACCTTCATTAGTAGTTATTGTTTCATTTTTACCCAAAGCAGGATGTTTAGTTATCCAACCTTGATCATCCCAACTACCTCCACCAGTAAGTTTTACTTTTAAATCTGCATCATTTTTATTTTTATCCTCAGCATCTTTTTTCTTTTTATCCGCAGCATCTTTAGTTATTTTATATTTTTCTTCAAGTTGTTTTTTCCATACTCCATAATATTCATTACTATCACTTACCGCAATTGAGTTTTCAAATAAAGTTTCAATTGTTGTATAAAATTGATTCCTTGCACCAGTTTTAGCATTTTCAATACCATAGTCACCACCAAATGATAGTGCACTAGTTCCAACCATACCCAAAGGGTATTTCCCCCCATTAAGTTTTTTAAATTTTGCATTTGCTGCACAAAAAGTGGGGAAATCACCTAAATTCTCAAGTCCTGAATTAATACTCTCAGTATTCATTCCGAATTCTAATAATTCACCAAAAAGGTTCTGAGTAACATTACTTAGAGCACTTCCGGATTTAGTTGGTTTACCCATATATGTTTTTCCACAATAAATATTAATCAGTTCTTTTGCCGACTTTGAATCTTTATATATTTTTGCATTTTCTAAATATTCAAAACAAATTCCTCCCTCCGGACATGGTTCGTATGTCATACCAGTTACAATAGCTCCTTTGGGTACGGTTCCATGTTTAGATTTAGTTGTTATATCATAAGGAGTCACTTCTTGTAAATCCTCATTTAACAAACCATAACTTTCATTTAGACTTTGTCTAACAATACTTTTTAATAAACTATCTGTTATTCTTCTCATATCTTATCCTATTAAAGCATTTTTTATGGCCTTAAGGGTTAAAGGTCCTATTTTACCATCAGGATCCAACCCTGCGTTTTTATTTGAATTTAACCAATTTTGAATATTCACAGTGGAGTAATCTTGAGGCCCTTCTAATAAAACATTAGTCTTTACACCATGTTTACTCAAAATGTCTCTGATTTCACTTTCCGTTAATTTTATTTTAGGTAACATAAATATTGCTTATTAAATTTATTTATTATATAAATATAACCATATAATAAAAAATAAATAAAAAAAGGGAACATAAGTTCCCATTTTAGGTCCGACATTGAATATATGTCTGACTCCACCACCTTATTTTTCTAAACAAGGAAACAATTATATTGTTACCAACGCCTCAATTTTACTTTTAACTTGTTCAGTTAAAGAAACTTGTCTAACATTTGTAAAAATAACAGAGTCTTTCAAGACCTTACTTGGGATGTGAACCAAGAATGTATCTCCATTGAAGAAACTTAGGTCTTCTTCTAATACCAATGCTCCGTGCACCATCTTCAAAAAGATTTTGAATTGTGTCTGATCCATGAATGTCTCGTTGATTAAATCACCGAACTTATCACTAACTACTTTTATGTTGAAACCCATCTTATTCATATAACAAAGATACTAAATTATTTGACAATAACAAATTTTCTACCCACTTTTTTTAATGTTCCAACAAAATCATTTTTGTGGTCAATACCTCCCCAAAAACCAGATCCGTCTGACCATACACCTTTTTTATTATTTTTATAAACCATCTCACCATCAAATGTGATGTATTCAGGTTGGTCATTTTTATTCAAAGCGTAAGCTCTTGTCATTTCTCTATTCTCAGATGGTGAGTAATTACCTGACCAATCTTGACGACATAAAAATGTTGCTTGTCCAACAACAACAGGATTTCCATCAAATGTTGCTTTCTTGTTGAATTTTTTCTTGAATGTGTGTATGTAAGTTCCCATAGTTATATAATTTTTTCTTTCCAAATACGATTTAATTCATCTTCCTCAATTCTCTGACTAAGATCAGAGAACATATTCGTTAACACCTTGACAAAACGAATTCTTTGACTCGCTAATTCAGGGTTAAAACCAATTTCAATAAGTGAATCACTTAGGTGACTATTAACAACAATGTATAAAGGAATTGAGCTCATATGTTTTTTATTTCTACAAATATACAAATAAAATTGACACGGCATAAAAAATCCCATAGTTTTTTCTCAAAAAATATGGGACTAATATTGATAAACCAATTAATTCGTAGAAAGGAAGGGTATTGGCTGTTTTTGTGTAATATAAATATAGTTTAATTTATTAAAAGTAAATAAATTTTACGTTTAAGATAAAATTTTTGTTAAAATTTTGTATATTTCTTCATTTTCATCTATTGGAATGTCCTCTAAAGTAAAAAACCCACAATCTGAGTGTTCATGACCATCTTCCGCTTTATCCAAGTTTGGCATCTTTTTTTCGTCAGATTCATATAAATAGACATAAATTAAACCATTTGGTTTTCCTTCTTCATCTTTCTTTGTAATGAATCCAACCAAACTTATATCCTCCTCAATCTTAATGTTTGTTTCCTCATAAAATTCACGATAAGCACAATCTTTTGGTGTTTCATTTGCCTCCAAATGCCCTGTTGGAATAAACCATTTTCCTGAATAAGTTTCGTGGTCAGCTCGTTTACATAACAGAACTTTATTCCCAAATTTTAATATAATACCTGAACTTCTATTTGATTTCATTATAAGAATATATTTATAAGTATATGGAGTTAATAGTAAATAATAATTTATTCAATGTCAAATGTGTGATGACCACTAAAGACATACAAAAAGGTATGATGGGTAAAAAATTTGACAAAACGTTTGATGGTATGTTATTCATAATGAAGGAAGGTGACCATTCTTTTTGGATGAAGAACTGTATCATCCCTTTAGATATAATTTTTATAAAAAATAATAAAATCAACAAAATACATAATAATTGTAAACCATGTAATACACCTGAGTGTGATCGTTACACCGGTAATGGCGATATGGTATTAGAACTTAAAGGTGGTACTTGTATAAAGTATGACATTGCCGAAGGTGATACTATATTATTACAAGATTAATATTATCTATTATTTGGTCTGAATCTCATTTGATTTGATTTTACTGCCGATCTTGAAAATCTTAATCCTTGACCTTGTTTTCTAGCATTTCCTAATGACCTTGCGTGTTCCGTCATTTCAACTTCAAAATTTGGTTCATATCTATTACCACTATCATTATTAATTTTTTCTTTCAAAACTCTAACAAATTCATTCTGTACCATCTTGGTAAATTTAATATAAGGTGTATCATCTGACTCTTCATTATATTTGTATTTATCTTTAGGTGGTCTTTTAGATCTACCTAAATAACTTAAACCAGAAATGTTAGTAATACATTTATGTCCCCCACTATTAGATTGAATTAAATCCCAAGCGTTTACACTAATAGAATCTAACATTCTCATTTCTTTATCTGTTAAATTACTGAATGGTTTTTTCATTGCCACTTCAACATCACCAAGTATATCTTCCCCATCGGCCATTTGTTTAAATTCTTTACCATATAAGGCGTTAAAATCTCTAAATGTAAAACCAACTGATTGTTCACCAAAACCTTTTCCTGATTCTGATATCCATTTTATTGTAGATAATGAAATGTCCTTATCTTGTAATTGTGATTTCCACTTGTTTAAGACATCATCTTTGATCTCACCTAAGTTTACACCTTTAAGTGCTCTTTCTTTCTTAAATGGATTACAAGACGCTTGTACCAACCCTAACGGCCAAGCAATCACCAAGAAGTCCGCATCAGGATTATTTCTGAATGGTGTGTATCTATCATATGATCCTGGTTTCATCATACTACCTCCACCATACTGAACTATAATTTTATCATCAACTTTAACATTCTTGTGAGTTTTCATTGTTTGAACGTAACTCTCTTTGTTTTTTTCTAAATCTCCAACATCAGCATAACTTTTTTCTTTGATCTGAGATCTGATGTTTAACAATATACTTAATAACGATGGATTTGCATTCATCACAATATTTTCCAAGAACCCTGGTTTGTTTTTGAATGCCAATAATAATTTATTGGCAACCATACCCATTATCATTTTGTTTCTTTGTAGTGATTGATCCTTATCTACCTTAAACAAATAGTTCATTACTTGTTCAGGACTAATATCATATTGAGCATAATTTGCTGAGTCAACCGTAGATATCAAAGTGATATCGTCAGATGGGAAAATATCTCTTGGAGATACGGTTTGAGATATTGTCTCAACGTTAGATCTTGACGATTTAAAATTAGTTGAGGTACCTTGTTCAACTCCCGCTTGTGTGTCGTGGTGGTCCGTATGTATAATAAACATTGGTTTACCGTGAGCAAAGTCAACTAACACCGGCATAACATCACCCTCAGCGTCCAACTTCTTAATTGCAAATTCCTTATCACCATATTGGATAATCTCAGAGTCAACAACTTTGATTCCATTTTGTTCTAAGTAACTTTTCATACCTAAAGCAGTGGTTACACCATCTAAATCTTGGTGAAAATATATCTTAGCCTCAGGGTATCTTTTAGATAATTCCCTGATGTTTCTTATTCCCGATTCCGTTATTAACTTTTTCTTCATAGTTATAAATAGTTTTTAACAAAAAAAAGTTTGCAAATAATAAATTAAAACTCAGAGATGGTGTGATCTCCCCATTCATAATCATCTTCCATAATAAATAATTTGTTATAAATACTACGTAAAAATAAAAAATCCCATTTAATTAAATGGGAGTTCTTTTATTTGTTCTAAAGCTTTGAAATAATTAATTCTTGTTTCGGCAATTTGTTTGTAATTCTCACTCAACTCAATACCTAACCACCTACGTTCTAATATCTGAGCCGCCACTAATGTTGTTCCTGAACCAGCAAATGGATCTAATATTACATCGTTCTTGTAGGATAGTATCTTAATAGCTTTGGTCGGTATGTCCATTGAGAAAGTCGCCTTGGTGAGTGATTTAGTATCTGCAAAGTAATTCCACTGACCAAACACAAGTTCCATAAACTCTTTCTTATCCTTCTCCTCATATACAATTTTTTTCTTTAATGACCCATCTTCCTGTTCAATGTCAGTAGGTGTCCCTTTCCACTGAGGTTCTCCTTTAACCTTTTTAATGTGGTGTTTTTTGTATGCCAATATTACACACTCCTTTGGATTATAAATATACGGACTTGATGGACTCATCCAAGAACCCCAAGCAGTAGTCTTACTTCTATGTGGCGATTGTTCTTCAAGATCAACGATACCAAAGAATCCAAATCCAATTTGTTTCATTAACTGGTACATCTCAGAAACAAAGAAAATTCTCCCACCTTTCTTTTGTCTGTTAATCTCATAAGGAATGTTAAGAGCAATACGACCATCATCCTTTAACACGTTGTAAGCCTCAGTTAACCAGTTCTTAGCGAATACTAAATACTCATCAAATTCAACATCATCGTCGTGAACATCATAAGCAATACCGACACCATATGGAGGTGATGTACAAATTAAGTCCACAGATCCTTCAGGTAATGTTTTCATTACTTCAATACAATCCCCACTTATAATTTTTCCTGTTTCTATCATTTTTTTTATTTAATACTTTCTAAATAATCCCATACTTCATTTGAAAACTCTTCGTAAAGGTCTCCATCCTCATCATCCGATAAATCAACAATGTATTCATCAACACAATGTTCAACAATCATCTCGTGTATTTCCTCAAACTCTTTATCAGTTTGTTTTAAGGCATCATATTGATCCTGAATATGATTTTTTTGTTCTTCTGTTAGTTTCATTTTTATTTAAATTATACTTGTTATTGCTTGAGCTAGTTTATATCCTGTGAAGGCACCTATTGCGGCCGAACCCGGTAAAACAATAAACTTACCCAACATAGTTTCATATTTTTTCCTATTAACAATATAAGAAATTAATATATAATAAGCAATGTAGTTGATTAAAACCAAAAAGTCCAGTTCTTTTGCCACAAAAACTACAATTGAGTTTCCAAGAAATCCCCACATAAAATTAATAAGGGTTTCACGAATAAGTTCACCGGGAGTTGTTATTGCCCCTAACACATTTATCTCTTTTGATAAACCTTTTTTATTTTTCACCACCATATTGTCTATCTAAGTAATCAAACAAATTTAAAAACTTAGGAACCTCCCCATTTTTAGTTATGTAATATTCTCTTAGTTTTGTACAATTAAGACCATATTTCCTATCATGACCTAATCTGTCTTCAACGTATTTAACATCAACCTCTTTGTTTAAAATATAAGAAATATTTTTAATAATGTCCAAATTTGTCACTCTGAAAGTTGTTCCAATATTATAAGTGGTGTTTACAATCTCATCGTCAAACATTAAATCACAAATGACTTTTACATTATCATAAACATACATCCATTCTCTAACTTGTAATCCGTCACCATAAACTGGAATTGGTTTACCTTCACTAATAGATCTTGCAATTGTCGGTAAGAATTTTTCCTCAAACTGATGTTCACCAAAATTATTACAAGTTCTTGTGATGAGATATGGTAATCCATAAGTTCTATTAGCAGATAAAACTAACATATCAGATGCCGCTTTAGTTGCGGAATAATATGAACTAGACTTTAAACTATCATCTTCAGTTGCCGTATGATCAATTGAATTATGTTCATTCATATCACCATATACCTCATCAGTTGAAATGTGTATGAATTTTTTAAGGTTCTTATTTTTTCTTGATATCTCCAATAAATTAAATGTTCCTTCAACATTAGTTCTAACAAATGGTAATCCGTTTTTAATTGAATTATCTACGTGTGATTCGGCAGCAAAGTGAACAATGTAATCAAAATCGCCAAGTTCATCTGCCGTTACATCACAAATGTCTCTTTGTAAGAAATACAATCCGTGTTTAATGTTATTTAATTTTCCAGCATATGTTAGTTTATCAATACAAAGAACATCACATTCAAAGTTATCTAATAGGTGATTTATAAATGCGGATCCTATAAACCCCGCTCCTCCTGTTACTACTATTTTCATTTTTTCTCTAATGTTTCTATATGATGTTGCAAGTACCATAATGCTTTCTTAAGGTCCTGTAACTCTTTATCCGATTCTTTCTTACCAGCTCTTGATATATACTTAACCGTATTACCCAATGAGAATCCTAATTCCCAAGCATCAATTACCTTGATTGCTTCGTATAGGTTTTCTTCACCTCCGTAATGTTGGGGGTGATTTACTTGTTCTATTTTTATTGGTGGACACTCACAAAATACGTTAGCTCCACATACACATTCTTTTTCCATCATTCTTCTCTATATTCTTTTAATAATTCATCATTTGAAATTGTTCCGTATTTTTCATTAAGTCCTTCCATATCAAAATCCTTACTCATCATTATTTTAACGTCGTAGATTTGATCGGTAGTATTTAAAGATATGTCAATTTCTTTAATAATTTTATATGGGTCAGCATTTGAACCAGGTCTTCTATCCTCAACATAACCTTTCCAATTTTTTGCGGTATCTCTTGGAATTCTAATTGATGCTCCACGATCTGAAACCCCCCAACTAAATTTATCAATTGATTGTGTTTCAAATTTACCAGTTAAACGAAGATCGTTATCTGACCCGTAAGCTTTAATGTGAGCCTCATGTCTTACCTCAAACGCATTAAACAATGATATAAAATATTTTTCGTTACCATCATTTCTCATTTTATCTGTGGAGAAATTTGTATGAAGTCCAGATCCGTTCCATTCTCCTTTTTGAATTGGTTTTGGGTGTAGATGAATCCCATAATTATATTTTTCAGATATTTTATACAAAAAGTATCTAGTCATCCACAAATCATCACCCGCCTTTAATTTACCTTTTGAAAATACTTGGTATTCCCATTGACCTAAGGCAACCTCAGCGTTGATCCCTGTAATATCAATTCCGTATTTTAAACACATATCCATATGTTCCTCAACAAAATCTCTTCCTGCGACATATTCACCAACACCACAATAATATTTACCTTGTGGTTCCAAGTTGTTTTCATCATGACCTAAAATACATTTGTTTTTTCTATCATAGATAAAATATTCTTGTTCAAACCCAAACCACAAATCTTCTTGATCTCCAATTAGTTTTGATCTTGTATTAGTTTCGTGTGGCGTACCATCAGAATTCATTACTTCACACAACACGTAAATTGTGTTTGTATGATCACAAAAATAATGTCTAACAGGTATTAAAATACAATCAGAACTATTACCTTCCGCTTGTAATGTTGATGATCCATCAAAGTTCCATTCAGGGAAATTATTTAGAACTAAACAATTTTTAATTTGTTCATAGTCCACAATTTTAATCTTACTTCTAAGATTTGGTTCAGGTGTATACCCATCAATCCATACATATTCTAACCTAACTTTCATTTGTTTTTATTTATATAATTTATTATTTCTTCCTCATTTTTTCCCTCATTAAACATCCTGTAGACATTGCGTGAAAATTCATCCGTACACAACACTGCGTCGGCATCTAAATAATTCATAATATCTGTAAGGTGATTAAGGATGTTTTCTTTCTTTAAAAATCTTTTGTTAAAACCCATTTTTAATCTTCTAAAAATTCTTTTTCTTTTTTTCTTTCCTCTTGTTCAATATTGTAATTTCTCGTTTGATTAATTAACATTATTGTTTTTCTTTTAAATAATGGTAGTAATGTTTCTTCAATTGGGAAATCACCTTTACTAATCATTTCTAACACCGGTAACTTTGTTTTGTTTTCGGTCTCAGAAAATGTAGTTATTATCTTTGGTATTGTCAATTTGTTTTTATCATCACAATAAATTAATTTAACATTTGTCTTATTTTCTGGTGATTTTTTTGCTGCAGGAGATACTTCATACTCCCAAACATAATACTTATTGTCTCTCTTATCCAAATGGAAAAAGAAACCTTTGTTAGATAAAATTTCTTTTTTGTTCTTCCTGTATTTTGCCTCAATACTATCATAAACTAATGTCCATACAGATTTTGCAATATTAAAATATTCCGTCATCCTTGGCGCGGTGTATTGTAAAATCTTTGTAAATTCTTCATATTCATCAGTTGACATTTCAGGAACACTTTTAATTTTAAGATCTTTCACTAAAAGTTCGTCATCAACTGAATTAAATTTCTTGTTTGTATATATGATTTTCTTATCCCTGATAAGTGTTTGTATGTTCGCTAAATGTAATGATAATTCTATAAACCCAGGGTAAAGTTCCATGTTATCTAACTTTTCACCCATACGTTGGAAATATGATAGTAACTTATATTCCTTATGTTCACTATCAATTGGCTTTTCAAACATCCAATCGGTGTCCATTACAAATTCTATTTTTTTATTTCTTGCCATTACCCATAAACATAATAATATAATTGTATTCTGTAAAGGTATTAGTCAATTCTCATTACAACAAAAGTTGAATCATTAACTGAAACGGTATCATATTCATTGTTGTAACTACTTATTACACCATAATCATTCTCATCAACTAAATCATTTAATAAACTTTGTCTATCTATAAAATTATTATAGTCATCACCCATTTCATCTAACCAACCCATTGGATCATCTTTAATTTCACCTAACCTATCCTCAACGGCTTCCTCAATTTCACTCTCATTTAAGTCACCATCTGGGTCATCTCTTATATCTTGTATTTCTTCGTCTATACCTTCTATTTCATTTTCAATTTCTTCAACCCTTGATTCATTATCCGACTCATGTTCACCATCCTCATCTTCATCTTCATAAGTTACTGACTCAACTTTTTTACCATTTTGGTAAATTTGCCATTTATTTTCAGACCATTCAACAACTAAAATGTTATTCATGTAATCATTAAATTTGAAGTACTTAAGACTTTCAACCCCTTCTTCAGTAAGAGGAGATCTAGCTCCACTTGAAATCAAATATGTTTCTATTTGAAGGAACCTTTTTTGGTTTTGTAATTTTTTAATTTCATTATCTTGACTACCGCTAGTTTCCCTACTAACATCATAATTTTCAGGATCGTCCATAACCCATTCACGAATCGCTTCTTCATAATATTCGGCAACTTCGTCACCATCAATATGGTAAGATAAAGTATTTTTACTAAAATTACTTAAATCATTTACCATTTCATCATAATACTCTTCAAGAGAACTATCCGCCTCCCTTTCAGTTCCAACCGCATAAACATTACCACTAGAATTATTATGTATTGACCTAAATGTATATAAGTCATAATGGGAACCCTCAGGCATTAAATCATACACATCATTATCTTTATCCTTAAGTTCATCAATCTCTGATTGTAAATCATTTTGTTCATTCTCCAATTCATCAACAATTTCAGAATCTTCCTCGTTATCTATTCTTTCCTCAAGTTCTTCCATTCTTCTTTCCAAATCTTCTAATTCTTCACGTTCTGGCCCATCTAAATATTCAATATCACCTTCTTGAACCATATAGTCAAAAACTGCATTTGCCATTAAACCTTCATCATCAATATTAGAATTATTTAGATCCCATTCACTATCTTCTCTTCTTTGTCTGGCTTCAGCCCTTAAAGCCATTTCTTTTCTTCTATCAAGTTCTTTACTATATGGTGTGTCCCAATAACTTAAACTACCACCAACTGTTACACCCTCAAGATTTACAATACCTGAGGAACGAAGATTTAAATCACCAGTCACAATTAACTCACCCAAATTAGTTACTTGTTTTAAACCCATCAAGGGTAAGTTACCATTTACTCTTATCTTTTTACCCTTGAAATCAGGAAACTTAGGAATCGCTTGTGCTTTATAATTAACAGACTTTAATAGATCCATATATTCTTGTGGAGTGAAATCTTCATACTCAACACTATCATCTTGTTCAACAATAATATTCTTAATCATCTCAATTAAATCACTCTCGTTAATCCTTACAACTTTTTTCATATTACAATAAATATTTAATGGTTTACAAAATATGATACTTATCTGATATTTATAATTAAATAAACCTATTAAAACAAATATTATGGGATGCGGATGTAAAAATAAAGCCAATCAACAACCTGTACAGGCACCTCAACAATCTCCACAACAACCAGCTCCAAGCCAATCTTCGGTTCAAGAGTCGGTAAAGAAAATTGTTGAGAAGTATTACAACAAAAAGTAATCTGTGGTTATTGGTTAAAAAGTTGAGGTGGGAAGTATTTTCCACCTTTTTTTATATTTATAAGTTATGAATGATATTGAAGAACTAATTGAAGAATTTAATGAAGGTAATTGGAATGGTATATCCAAAATATTCAATAATAAGATTGAAGTATTTTTAAGTTTTATACTTAGAAAAGGTTTAATTGATGAGTTAGAATTGTCCAGCATACCTTATAATAACGCACCTTCATTTAACTTTTTGGTTAAAACAAAAATTTTAGATAGATTTGAATATAAATCTATACCAGAAATTCTTGAGAATGATTTTCTTTTGTATAAAATACAACAGGATCCTGAAGTTTGGTTGGAATGGCTAACTAAAAATATTCTAAGGGATGTTGAAAGAAGATCGGATGGGTATTACCTACGATTAAGAGACCGTACAGAACTTGCCGAACTATTTGATGATAGTGGTCGTGATGCTACGGCAAAAGACGCAGCAGAACGTGTATTAGGTGAAGATTACTGGGAAGATTTTTACGATTCAACCCATAATGTTTATGAGGATGTAATTGAAGAATTAGATGTTGAAAATGTTATAAAATTAAGAAATCATATATTTAGAGAAATTGGTAATGTTGAGTTTTCGTTAGAAAAATATGACTCAGAGTTTTTTGAAGGTTTATCTGAAGAACAAGGAACCGAAGGTTATTTCATAATCAAAGAAACCGATTTAGATGAATTGATTAAGAATGAAGAAGCAATGAAACAACTTCTAGATGATGATTTAAATGAATTAAAAAGTGAATTATACAATATTCATAGTAATGCATATAATGGGGCATACCAAAGTGAAATATATGGTTTAATTTGGTCAGAGTTGGATATACACTTTGTTGGTAGAGTAATTGACGAACAAACCAAAATAGGTGAAACAACTAAATGGTTACAATATGTTAAAATACGTGACTTACAAGGTAATGTGGAAAAATTTCTTTCCAATCGTTTGGGTAGTGAATATAATGAAGATAAATTAGATTACGAAGGTAGTTATACAACTATGATGAAACGACTAATGGATGATGGTGAATACGATTGGTTAGACTTTAGAATACCTGATTATCCAGATTATTGGTTAGTTTCCAAAGACATAAATGATATATTTGGAGACTATATTTAAGTAAACTATTTATATATTCATTTAAAACTCATATTCATTACAAAAAAAGATATGAGATTAATCAATAAAAATTCAAGACGAGGCATAGTAAATTTATTTGCCGATTTCATCGTTTCCAAAATTGACCCAAAAGAAAAATCAATTATACAAATCACAGATTGTGAGGTATTCATGGTTCTTAATGGTCAAACCACAAGCGAAACAGAACTTAACATTGATGAGTTAAAAAATGAATTCAATGAAACCTATAAGGAGATTCTTAAATCATTAGGTTTAGAACATTTCAACGTTATCAATATAATCAAATACGGTGTTGATATATTACCAATTGAAACAGGTTGGGTTGATACAAATAAAAATGTATTTGTTGAGGAGAATAAATCATTTGATGAAATTTCAATTAGTTCTGAATTTCCATATGGTTATAGTTTACGTACAGGTAGATCTATGGTTTACTACTCACATTATATACTTAACCAGATTTCATCAACAATCGGGTCAGAAAGTATGTATATTCATTTCTTACCTAAAGTAGATGATGAGGTTGATATTAAAGTTGTGACTACATCAATTTATAACCCACAAACAATCAGATCACTGATTTTAGACGTATTTGACTTTGATTTAGAGGACTTCTCTAATAGAATGGAGTCTTATGACCTTACCCAAGATATATTGGATCCTGAGGGAGAAAAACCATACTTGGTTCAGGACAGATTAGAGGATGTAATTATATTCTAATTAAAAACCCCACTCTTATTAGAAATGGGGTTTTTTTTATCTTTCGTAAAACTCTTTGATGATTTTTACACCTTCATCAAGTTCATCATAATCTCTTTCAGGAGCATAAAGTTCAGTTTTAGAATTTTCTTGTCCCGGTGACTCAATTAACATAAATGCCGGTACGTATTCATTCTTAGTAATTGAAACAAACATATCGTATTCATCGCTATGTTCGTCAATATCTCTATCAATATAAGGTATATCTTCTTTATCCAACATTTCCTTAAGTGTTTTACAATGACCACATGATTTCATTGAAAATATGATTGCTAACTTATCCATTGATCAATTCTGTTAGGATCCCGTTTATTTGACCCTCATTCATCATACCAACTCTAGTATCAATGATGTTACTATTTTGGAAAACTTTAATTGTTGGAATACTTCTAATTCCTAATGATGCCCCAATTTCTTTATTTAAATCTACATTCATTGTATACATTTCAACGTTTGATGTGTTTTGAGATGCAACTCTTTCAAATAAAGGTTTCATCATTTTGCACGGACCACACCATTCGGCCCAAAATTCTACGATAACTTTTTTACCTGAGTTAATTTTTTCTTGTAACTCAACACTTGTAATTTCCATTTTTATTTAATTTTTGATAAGTTTTTAATGAAGAATGATACTTCGTTTAATTGGTCCATATCGTAATAAATTTTCATCTGATACGACATATCCGCGACCTCCATTTTAGATAAATATAAGTAAAACCCAGATTTATGTTTAAGAATTGATTCTAAATGATTAAGTTCAAATTCAAACTCAACACTATCCAAGTATTCAATTTCAAATTTCTTTTCTATTAATGTCTTAGGTGTTAGTCCTATGGTACTATTAACTTTAATGATACCATATAATTTATCATGTCTTTCTTTTAAGATATCCAAAAAATCATTCTCACGTTTAAACATATTGACTATAAATTAAAAAAGTGGGGTTGTTCACCCCACGTTTCTTTTAGATCATTGACTCAGCAGTCTCCCAAAGTTTTGTATTTATTGCGTTTACCGCCATAATGTTTTTCAAACCTCTCAATCCTGTCTTACGACCACTTTGTGATTTGTATTCAACACCACCTCGTACAAATTTCTCCTGTACTACGTTGAAAACTTTCCAAAGGTCATCACCTTCATCTTCGTTACGGTTAGGTGTTAACAAGTCCACTAAATCAAGTGTTGAAGGAACTGAACCTGTTGCCCATCTAAGTCTAGATGCTTTTTGAACGAACTCAACTTTTTCATCCATAGTAAGTTGACGTTCCATCATTCGTCCAACAGAGTGTTGAATCATTGGCAATTTCTTTGCGAAACTTTCCGTTAACATTTTAACATCGTCAAGTTGGAAATCTTTGTGTCGGATTCGGAATTGGTCTGCTACTGACGTAGGAACGGTTAAACCATTACTACACACCAATCTGTGAAGACCTGCACTCATTGAGAATGCCGACATACCATTGTGAGAGTTTTTGATGATTGCTTCAACCAAAGTATCACCAACAGATGGAAGTTGTCCATTACGGAACTTAACTTCGTGTAAGGCGTGGATGCCACTACCATTTTGTTTAACAGATGAAATTTCCCACCCTTCTCTATCAAAGAACTCCATGATCTTGTCTGTAGGGACAAACTCATACTTGTTTGTCATTTTTGACGATGGAGATGTTGCGAAGATTGATGGTGCGGTTGACTTGATTAATTCTGGAGTATAGATCATATAATTAGTTTTTTAGATTACCTTACAAAGATAGTCAATTTTTTGGATTCTACAAGCCTTTACATAAAAAAAATCAATTAAGTATGATATCCCCAAACTTAGTCTTTTGAATAAATCCTTTCACTTTGTTTGTATAACTTAATTTTTGGTTTAATTCAGGTGATTTAAGTTCAACAACAACATCTATAATCTGTTGTTTGGTTAATACAAAGTCTTCACCTTTCTCATAGTTCTCAATAGATTTTTCTTTCATCTTTTGAAAGAATTCTTCTTTTTGTACCTCACCAACAAGATTCATAAAATCACCTGGATTTTTTTCAAAGAAGGTTATTAGTTGACTAATATAAATTTCTATGTCTACGTTCATCATTAAGATCTTATAGGTCCACAATGTTTCTTCAATTCAGGAGGGAAATTGATAAACCAAAATCCTTCATCCTCTGTCATATATTCTTCTAATTTTTTAGGTATTCTCATACCAGGATTTGAATTCTCCGTTGAGAAGAAGTTCAAACAATACAATTCACCAAACGCCTCAGGAATACTTTCCAATTGTGGGTTATTAGGTAAGTTTATAAATTTCAATTTTGTACAATTTCCAATACTTTCAGGGATTGACTTAACCATATTATCAATAATCAATGTTTTTAATTCGGTTAATTTACCAATACTTTCTGGTAAATCCAAGGCAATTGGAGTTTTACTTGTATTTTCCATTTGGATCATAGTCGTATTAGATGGAATATGATCAAAGAAATCATCAAACCCAAATAATGCAACATACTTAGAGTTATCATCTTTTGGATATTCAAGACCAACATAACCACTACTACTAACTCCGGCCAATTGACCTGAGAATTTTTCTCTTAATTTTTTCTTATTCTCTCTCATTATAGGACTATTGATGAATGCAATATCGGCATCATTCAATTGACTTAAACTTTTTGTCATCAACCCTTGAAGTTTTCTTGCCGCATAATATTTCAAAACACTAGGTTCAGAATCATTGATCATTTCAGCAGTCAAGTCCATTCCCAACCCTAAGTATTTGTTTTTAAGATTTTCGGTAAAGTTACGATAAATTTCATTACCATTAGTTCTATATGTTAAATCAGGACTTGAAAGCTCAAGCCACATTTCAGCCGCTTGTTCACTACCAAGTTCTTTAATCGCATCTTTATTGATAGTAGTATTTTTGTAGTCATTCAGTACTTTTTGTTCAGCAGAACTCAATGGGTCCGCAACAAACAAATGTTCTTTACCTTTTAATTTTGGAACTTTACTTACAATTGTACTCCAATCCTCTCTTCTATGACCTGAATAACCTCCAGACATATTTTGACCATCAGCAATTCTTTTTCCACCATAAGGTTCAACTAAGATAACAACTGCGTAGTTAAGGTCACCAAATGCTTTATCTTTATCAATAACATAATAAATTGTTAAGTTATGTCCCAAACGATAGTTATAATACATATTACCACCACCTGATTTAGATATACACCAACTTCTTCCGTTAGCCAATTTAATACATTGTTCCTTACCACTTGGTTTGAAGATTAATAAGTTATCATCATCATATATTGTTTCAATGTCAGAATAATCATCTTTTGTATCTTTAATGTCATCAGTTAAATCTCCCATACCATCTAATGTATGTTCAAGTTCATCAAAACTCATAAACAACAATGGTGGTAAATTTGCAGGTAACCTATGATATAGATCCAAATATGTTGAAACATAATAAATTAATTGTTCAGGTGTCACATTAACCTTGTCATCTTTAAATTTCTTAAGTGCCGCTGATGTTAACATAGTATTAAACTTACTCTGTAAAAACTCAACCAATTTCAAATAAGGCATTTTAAGAACGTCTCTTTGATTAATAGGTAATATTGGAAACAATTCGTAAAACTTACGTAATGCAAATTTAACCGCATTTTTGTCGGATCCTTTATTGGCTTCCATATATTTTTTGAATATACTTTTTTCTTGTTTTTTTATCTCCTTTGATAAAACAATATTCTTAACTATAGTATAAGTTAATTTGGTAATATCTCTTTGATCTTGAGGTAACCCATTTTTATATTTCTCAAATGCGCTAATAACTGCCGTAATTTGTTCTTCAGTATCTCTAGTTGTAGGTTTGAATTTATCTATTAAAAATTTAATGACTTTTTCTGCCATCGCCTCACTTACAAGACGTTTACCGTTTGTGTTTTCTTTAATGACATTTGATAATACCTTAAGTAATTCCATAATAAGTTTTTAATATAAATATTCCAATAGTATAAAAAAATGATTAGTAATTCATTATTAATAATTCCTCACCCATGTTTTGTTTTGTTCCCTTTTTTGCTGCTGCCGCTTTAGCAAACTCTTTTTTCTCCCATTTGTACTGATCTTCAGGAAACCATTCGTGTAATAATTCAAAATCATAGTACGATAAACTGAATTTACCTTCCATACTTGTTAAAGACTTTGAAAGTCTTTCGTGGTCTTCCCTATCAAAATCATGATTAGAATAATAGTTCTCAGTCTTCCAATATGGTGGATCCACATAGAAGTAAGTTGTTGGTGAATCATACTTTTCAATCACCTCAGCAAAATCCATATTCTCCACATCACTTATTCTTAAGAAATGTTCAACCCAATCAGGTTTCATTAACTTATCTCGGAATGTTAAGTATTTAGATTTGTACTTACCTTTTAAGTCAATGAAAGAACTTTTTTCAGGTTTAGATCCTGAGAAGACTTGTGTTAAAACATACGCATATTTAGCGGCAACATCATAATTACCAGGTTCTACCCTGAAATTTTCAGCAAATATTTCAGCCTGAAAGCTGATAAATTGTTCTTTATATATTGATGGTGTTACTTCTTCCCCAAATTTTTGACATGGAATTGAGTTAATTGATTCCAATAATCTTTCAGGATTCTTAATACATTCAAATAAATTATGGTTAAGTGGGTTGAAGTCATTATATACAACTTTCTTAAGATTAGGGAACTGACTTAGATCCATATTAAAGAAACACCAAAACATCCCACCGAATGTTTCAACATATGTCTCCATATTTTTATCATAGAAAGGGACTATCCACTTTCCTATCTTACTTTTTCCTCCAATATATGATAACATAGTTTTTTTATTAGAAATATACGAATTCTATAATGATATGTCAATTCAAAAATTATTCACTTATAAATTGTTTTAATGTATAATTATTATTATAACAAAAAATTATGGAAGAAGAAACATACAACAACAAAACAGAAGCAACTCAAGTAACGGGATGCAAAAAGTGTAATCAAACAACAGGTAAAACGCAAAAATTTGTTTTTATCACTGGTGGTATTATGTTTGCCCTATCAATATATGGTGCAATAGCTCTATATAAAGACATCATGTCTTTATTTTAAGGTCTTTCAAACCTAACAATCCTATTAATTAATAGATCCCCAATTTGATCTACCTTAAATCCTTTACCTTTAACTCTCAAAGGTTTTGAGGAATCAAATAACTTAGGTAATTTAATATTTAACTCACCATCAGGATGAGGTATGTTTATATCCTCCTTTATAAGATCTTCATAGTTTAAATAAGAGTTATATATTAAATGTGGTCCGTTCTTAAAGAAACCATTTTCTTCCATTAAATTAACCCTTATAACCAAATCCCCAAATCTACCATTTCTAAAATCACCAACATTTGACATTCTTATGAACTGACCATCCTCTAACCCATGAGGTATTTTAACATCCAATGTTTTCATTTCATCTTTAGTCTCCGATCCATTACACGAATAACAAGCATTTATAGTAATTTTACCAGTACCTGAACAAGTATCACACATCATATTAACAACTTGTACGAACATACCCGTACCCATTTGTTTCATAACACTACCAATACCATTACAGGTAGTACATACCTTCTTCTCCCCTCCTGATCCACTACAAACATTACAACTAGTCTTTCTCTTATATGTAATTTGTTTATTCCTACCTAAATATGAATCCAACACCCCTATGTTCACCGTAATCACACTAGTGTGAGTATCTTGTCTTTGTCGTTGTTGATTGAATGAATGAAACATATCAGCAAAATTACCACCAAATGGGTTACTCCGTTGATTGTCGTATTGACTTCGTTTATTTGCGTCTCCAATCGTATCATACGCCTCAGTGATCTTCTTAAACTTTTCTTCATCCCCACCTTTGTCAGGATGATTTTCTTTTGCTAGGTTTCTATATGCCTTCTTGATTTCTTCTTGTGTTGCCTTTTCATCAACACCTAAAACCCCATAATAGTTTTCATTATTCATTTATAAAAAAAAATTAATATACTTAATTAAAGAGTGATCAATATTATGAACTATTTAATCGTACTATTCAAAAATAAAGAAAGAAAAAAAATAATAAAGTCGTTTAAGACTTACGAGAACGCTAAAAAGTTCTACGATGGTAAAATAGTAGGTAATAAAGGCATTAGATTCAACACCTTATTTGAAAACGGGAAATCATGTTCATTTGAAATTGGTTTACTTGAAAAGTATTCTAAAAATTTTGATTCCTACTTTATTAAGGATGAACTAGGTCGTCAAATAAAAGTGGACTTGGATAATAGTGATTATACAATACTTTCTGTTTCTGAATTATTAATGGAGGAATTAATTTACGATATACAAACCTCATCTAAAATTTCATTTGATAAGTTTGTTAAAACCTATCTACCTAAAGATGGGTTGAAACTTGTATCTAAAATTAACAATAAGATTGTGGTTCAAAATGACGATAAGTTTAATTGTTTCTCTTTGAAGTCTGTTAATGAATCTGGTAGGTTCCTTGACGTATTAGGTAAATTTCTACAGGATAAAAATAGAATGGATTGTATATTGGTTCCTGACTCAAGTAAGTCACAAAAGAAATACATTTATGATATTTTAGAAAAAGGGGGAATCCCTAAATCAAAGTTGTATAGAACTTATACAACATATAAAAGATAGTTATTTTAAATAATTTTTTATTAGTCTTTTAATGAAACCTTCTTTTTTAATTACAATTGGTTCTTCAATTGGTTCTTCAATTGGTTTTTCTTCTTCATATGAATTCTCTAATATGAATATTACCTCAACACCTGAAAGATCAATTTTAAATTTAGTGTAATTATTATCAATTTCTCTAAAGTTTTTTTGGACTTCTTTAAAATCAACTTCCGGTAATTCAAACACTATTGCCGTTTTACCATCAGGAAATAAAGATTGGGTGGCATCTGTAATCATTGCCAATTTTTCCATTATCCCAACAATACTTTCTTTATTCTCTTCCATAATGTCATTTTCTCAACATTGACTTTTACAATGTCTTCTTTCTTTAATTGTTTGATTTGATTGATAAATTTACTTTTATTTCTTTCAACTTCAATCTTATCTTTTTCCAATTCATTATTTAACCACTCAATTTGAGTTTCTAACTGGGTCTGTATTTTCTTCGTCATCTTCTAATTCAATTTTTTGATCTTCGGAAATTTCAAATTTTAATGCTTGTAGATTATCTAAATTTTGTTTTTCAAAAATAGATTTTAACTCATTAACTTTGGTTTGGAACAGTTTATCCTTTTCCTCTCTTTCTTTATTATATTTAATAATGTTTCTGAGATTGTTAAAAATTTTCTCAACCTCTTCTTCATTAAAGGTACTAACAAATGAAAAGAATCTTTTACCTGTTTCAGTAGATTCATTTTCTAATAACGTTTCTTCATCAACAAACTTTTTTGGTATTTTCCATGTGTTAGGAAAATGTATGTCAAATGAAAGATATGTTTTCAACTTTCTTACAGATTGTAAGTATGGTGATAAAGTATTAAATTCAGTAAAAAAACTCATAAAAAATTTTGTATTGTGTAAGTTATAACATAAGACAATGAAATACCTTGGAATAATATTTCCCTATTACTCATCACCAATCTTTCAGGTAAAGTTTGTAATAGGGAAAATATAAATTTTACAACAACTCTAAAAACTGACAGAGCTGAAAAAATGAATATAAAAAGATATAAAGTATCAATATTAGTCATTTTTCTTAGAATCTAAGATTTCACCTCTTAATGTTTGCAATAAAGCTTTTAATTCTTGAGATGTTTTTCTTGCTCTTGTTCCTGCACTTTTATTTCCTGCAAAAAACTTAGTCGTGTCAGCACTTAATAGTTCAACTAGTGTTTTAATTTGTTCTAACGTTTCCATTTTTTAAATGTATTTTATTGTTTATGTAATTTAATTATACCTCACTAACTTACCTTAGTAAATACTATAGTACCAAATTTTTATCCAAACTCCTGTAAATATTAAGTATCATATCTAAATCAGATTGGGTAAATGGTTTATCTAAGTCAAACACATCTCTAAAGAAAACATTAATAGAATCTTTAATTTTTTTATCAACCTGATTATAATATATTTCAGAAAAAAATGATTGGAAGTGATCATAATGTTCACCCCTTCTGTTGAAGGTTACGTTTTCCAAATTAAAACTATCTATTGTTTTATCCCAACACCAATCAAAGTGTTTATTCTTATCTTCTTCGGTCATCAATACTTTGGTTTCATTAAAACCATCGTCATCACCAAGATAAGTCTCTAAAATTAATTTATGTATGGATATAGAGAAATCATAATATAATTCCATCTTCTCAGGGATAATATTGTTGATGCTAAACCAAATCTCAATATCCTCCTGATTTAATTGTTTTGATATGTAGTTAAAAAAATTGTCCATAGATTAATACCTATGGACAATGATAATACCTAATTATGTAATTGTAAATTATTGAGTGTTTTTCTTATAAGACATTAAATCCATAATACGTGTATAATCCTCATTGATTTTTTGTTTTTTCTTTTCATCAATAGATTCTAACTTAGCCATAATTTTATCCCCCGCATTTTCACCTGATTTATCAGTTACAACAGGTTGAGGGGCTTTATTGTACGCTTTACGTTTAATTTTAGCCAATAAATTATCTTTTCTAATCTTATTTCTCTTCTCGTTATTTGGTGTCTCAACTGCGTTTGCCCATTCAGGATTATTACCCGTTCTTGAAGACCCAACAACGTTGTCAGTTACCCAATCTTCATCAGGATGGATTTCATCGTAATCTAAGTTTTCTAAACCAGCGGCAGTGAAGTTATCAATATAATCTTCAATTGCCCCTGAAGCAACATAAGCCTTTTTAGACATTTCTTCTAATTCACCATTTCCTTTTGGAAAGTTTTTTGGTGACATTTCGTATTTACCTTTAGACCCGTCTTTCAAATAATCTTTCATTTTTTTGGTCAAATCTTTCATATAACCTTCTTCATTTTTTTTTGACGTTTTAATAGATCTTTCATATTCAGCATATCCAGCCGGTGTCTTACCTTTATTGAATTTACCTTCTTCTTTTAAAACAATATTCTCAATCATTTCTTCAAACTGACTTTCATTAAATAAAAGTTTTTCTCTTTTACCATTTACTGCAGTTGTTAATTCATAAAACACATTTTCATTTACATCTTCTTTTTTGTCTTTTCTTAACATTTTGAAGTCCTGTGAATCTAATCTTCCATTATGGTTCTTATCAATTCTTTTTTGGTTTCCGTATAATTTTTCATCCAACTCAACTTCGTTCATGTCATCTTCAACATCATTATGTCTGTTTTTACGAGATCTCATAGCCATAGCATCTCTCATAGGAGTTTTAAATTTACCTTTATTAGATCTTATAGCATCTCTCATAGGAGTTCTAAATTTACCTTTATGAGATCTAATAGCATCTCTTATAGGAGTTTCAAAATCCATTTCGTCATTTTCTCTTATTGATCCACCTGACTTTTTACCAAGTTCTTCAGATTTTCTTTTTGCTGCCAATAATGGTAAATAAACATATTCATTCCACTCACTATCACTATCAATATCACCGTCTAAGTCATCCAATAATGTTTCTCCAGGATAATTTTCCTCGTATCTTTTAATAACACTACAAAAGTCAGGAATTGTTTTAAGTTGACTTAGAGCGTCTTTGATTGCGTCTTCATCAGTTCCCCATCCTCTAACCGCATCGTAAAGTTTTTTTGATATTGAATCTAACGTACCTCCATTCATGGTTGATTTACCCATACCCTTTGTTTTACAAGCGTCAAATATTTTTTTAACACCGTTATAAGAACCTCCAGAACCGTGTAATAATCCTGCCGCGGCACCTACTACACCACCTATTACACCACCTATTAATGCACCTCCTCCTATCCCAACCGGCCCT